TTGGTCAAAATATGACTTGGAAGGCTGGTTAAATCAATTTGGAGCGTGGATGTGCTCAAATACCGGGACTTGCGGTAAAAGCATAAATCCGATTGCTGTCGCTATGGATGAGGCAGTAGTCAAACAAAGAAAGTTTAAGCTGGGTGTGAAAAAGACTCGTCAGATTATTGCTGACTATATGATGGAGGATGAAAAGCCAAAACTGTCTAGAGGTGGAGTGGTTTGTCAGATTGATGATAATGAAGCTCGGGCAGTCCAGCGTTTAATTCTAGACATGCAGGGCCAGAGCGAAATCATGGATGAGTGGATGGATGCGATTATTTGCCGATACTTCTATGGGAACTCGTGGTCGCAGATGGTAACAAAAGACCGTTCTAAACATGGAGCTGAGCAAGACGTGAAGTGTGGATTGGCTGCATTGCACTGTAGATATAAATTTATTAAATATAAATGATGAAAACTTGACCTTCCGGAAAGCACCTGTTAAATTCGTGATATAGTGGCGCGAAGTGTAAGTAAGCCACACTAATGATTGAAGGCTCATCGAAAGGTGGGCTTTTTTTGTGCCCTTAAAAAGACATTTACCCTGCTGAGGAAGCCACAATGAAGCGTGAAGGCTGGGATGGTTAGAGAGGTGTTCTGATGGATTTACGGAAATTAATAGTGAACATCCTGATTGCTCCATTGCTACCCATTGGAATACTGGTGGCTCTCTATCAGCGATTAACTTGCAAGCATGACTACAAAAAGATCAAAACAATTCATGGTGATCAAATTATAGCAATGGGATGGACGCGCAGCGTTTGGGTATGCCAGAAGTGTAACCATGAATACTGGTCTGGTGACCTGAATAAGATGACAAAAAGATAAATTTAATCAAGCTAAGTGTTTGAAAAAATTATCGTATGATAATTAAGGAGAAAGGAATGCTCCGCTTTATACGCCAGATATTCTGCTTCCATGCGTGGGAGTTCGAGAATGATGTGTTCAGAGTGAAAGAGTGTAGGAAGTGTGGGAAATGTGAGAGTGCGTGAGCGCTCTTTTTTTGTTTGAATTAAGCCCTCTTCGGAGGGTTTTTTTAATGGGTTTAATTATGTCATGCAAAGGCTGTGAGGCTCGACGCGAATGGATCAGGAAGCAGGTAGGTGAAGCCAAAAGACGAACCAAAGTGTTGTTGCAACGACTTGCTGCTAAAGATTCTGGAGAAGAACAATCAGTTGATTCAGCAAAACAATCAGCTCATTCAGATCAATTATGAACAGGGTGCTCAGATCAATGAGTTATTAATGCGGCTTGAAAATGAAGATGAGCCGAAGTCATCAGGTTATTTGGATGGGTAGGATATGAAACTACAACAGCTCAAGCCGAGACTACAGACAACCAAGGAGCCGAGACCTGAGCGCGTTCATGTAGGGTTTAGGAATGAATATCAGAAGATGTATGGCCATGATTGGCGCAAGGCTAGATCTAGATTTCTACAGGCCAATCCACTATGCACCTATTGTGAGAACAGATTCAATCGCGTGACAGCAGCAACTGTTGTCGATCACATCATTCCACATAAGGGTGATAAGGTTTTGTTTTGGGATGAGCAGAACTGGCAGCCATTATGTAAACATTGCCATGATTCGATTAAAGCAAAAGAAGAAATAAAACAAGGATATATGTAGTTTCATGGTATAATTATTAAACAAAACAAAGCCCTAAAAGACTGCAATCTTAAAGGGCTTTTGATCACATTGTTATATGAGGTAACAACATGACTGCTGACAATTCTGCATGTTTTTCTAGCGATAGTAAACCTTTCACTTTATGTTTGGTTTGCAATAATCTATTCACACCCAAGAGATCAAGCTCCACTTGCTGCTCTACTCCATGCAGAGATAAATACAAGTATCAACTAAAGAGAGTTGAGACTGTTAAACAGTGCATTCAATGCAGCAATAGCTTTGTTAGAAAGCAGGGCCAATCAAAGTTCTGCTCATCACTATGCAGAAATGAACACATAGCATCGCAAGGTAAGATTGCTCGAGAGTCATTTACATCTATAGCAGAGGCACACATTAGAGTTTCTTTTTGTGTGGTTTGCAGTGGATTCTGTGAAGCACCATATCAAGGCCCTATTAGAAAGTTTTGCTCTAAGAGCTGTGAGAACAAGCTTGAGAGAACCACACCTCGATATCGAGCTAAAAGAGCAAGGCGTGATGCTTTAAAAAGGAATACTTTGTCTGCTGAATCAGTAGACCCAATAGCTATCTTAAACAGGGATAGTTGGCGTTGTTATTTGTGTGGTGTGCATACACCGAAAGAGTTGCGTGGGACCTATGAGAGTAATGCGCCAGAGGTTGATCATGTTGTGCCACTAAGCAAGGGTGGTCTTCATGCTGAATCAAATCTTCGTTGCGCGTGTAGAAGTTGTAATAGATTAAAAAGCGATAAAGTTTACTGAGTGAGATGATTAAGGGTCGGGGGGTATGATTAAGTTCAGCACCCCTCGATATAAATTATCACCGCCCATCCCATTTATAAAAAAATTTCCGGTTTTAACGCCTTGTTATGGTGAGGTTTCATGTTATGGCACTTACAGATCGAAAACTTGCCTTCGTGGAAGCAATCAACGAGGGTTTAAACCAAACAGAAGCCGCAATTAGAGCGGGTTACAGCGAACACACAGCCCAAGTGCAAGGTTCTCGATTAATGAACGATCCAGATGTTATGCAGGCACTTGCTGGCGAGGTTGGTGATGGTGAAATCAATATCCCTGAAACGTCTGACCCGTTAGAGTTTTTGCAGACTGTCTGGAATAAAAATGGACTTGAAGTAAAAGACCGGATTGCAGCAGCACGAGCAGCACTCCCATACAAGCATCAACGTCTTGGTGAAACAGGCAAGAAACAGGCCAAAGAAGAGAATGCTAAAAATGCCACTCAAGGTGGTGGGAAGTTTGGAACATTGGGTTCACAGATGAGGAGTTAACTCATGGCGGAAATCGCTTTTAATATAAATTACTATGTTCGATTTAAGCCGACCAATTTTGGTAAAGCCCATTACCGCAAAAAAAGAGAGGCGATAAACAATCAAATAAAAACCTTGGATATTCCCTTGGACTTAAAGGTTGATATAGATGGATTTGCAAACTTGCAAATGCACGAATTTATGAGCTACTTTGGTGATATTGCTTATTGCGGTGGACATCCTTTCATTGAGAATTGCGAAATTCTCATCGATGAGAAATACATAAGAAACCAAGCGAAAGGCTAATTTATGTCAGCAATGCTCCCAGACTGGACAACAGCGTGCCCAGATTGGGAGGAACGCATTGTCGCCAAACAATCTCTCATGCCGTGTAAGCCGCTATTTCCTGATGTGGCAGACATTGCGCTAAGAATATTTAATGAATTAATCTTGGTCGATGTAATGGATAGCCCAAAAATGGGCGAAGTTACATTGCCCTGGGTGCTTGAATTTGTTGCAGCAATCTTTGGTTCATACAATCCTGAGACCAAGCGCAGACTGATTCGTGAATTCTTCTTATTGATTTCAAAGAAAAATACTAAGTCTACGATTGCAGCCGGAATCATGATGACTGCATTGATTCTGAATGACCGGAAATCAGCAGAACTCATTATTATCGCACCAACAAAAGAAGTAGCGGACAACTCGTTTAATCCGATCCGGGATTTTATTCGAGCTGATGAAGAACTGTCGGAGATGATCAATATCTCTGAGCACACAAAGACAGTAACTCATTTAGGTACTGGCGCAACACTGAAAGTGATTGCTGCAGAAAGTAATGCGGCTGCTGGTAAAAAGGCCTCAATCATTCTAATTGATGAAGTCTGGCTCTTTGGTAAACGTGCCAACGCTGAATCAATGTTTCGTGAGGCAAAAGGCGGCCTAGCATCACGTCCAGAAGGTTGTGTGATCTATCTTTCTACGATGTCAGATGAAGTCCCATGCGGCGTGTTTAAGCAGCTTCTCGACTATGCCCGAGATATTCGGGACGGCATTAAAGTTAATCCGCAATTTTTGCCACTGATTTATGAATTTCCGAAGAGGATGCTGGAAGCGGGCGAGCACTTAAAACCTGAAAACTTCTACATTACCAACCCGAATCTAGGCGCATCAGTTGATGTGGATTACCTGATTAATGAATTTGAGAAAGTTAGGGATGCAGGCGAAGAATCACTAAGAGACTTTCTGGCTAAACACTTAAACGTCGAAATCGGCATGAACCTGCGGGCCAACCGCTGGGCCGGTGCTGAATACTGGTTAAAGCAGGCTAGAAAAAGTATCACCTTAGAACGCTTAATTGAGAAATCGGAATTAATAACTTTAGGTGTTGATGGTGGTGGGCTGGATGACCTACTTGGGTTTAGTGCTTTGGGCCGATTAAAGGGCAATCCTAGAATCTGGTGGAAGTGGAACCATGCATGGTGCAATGAAATAGCAGTCGAAAGGCGCAAAGAGAATGCGCCAAAGTATGCGGACTTTGTGCAAGAGGGAAGCTTAACGATTGTCAAACGTGTTGGTGATGACATTGATCAATTGGCCAAGATTGCTAAGAAAGTTTTCGATTCAGGCAAGCTTGACAAGATTGGTCTTGATCCAATGGGTCTGGGCGGTTTACTTGACGGGCTACTTGATGCTGATATTCCTGAAGAAAAACTTATAGCGGTGCCTCAAGGTTTGAAGCTAATGGGGTACATCATGACGATGGAGCGCAAGCTGGCTGAAGGCAATCTCTACCATGCTGGGCAAGACCTTATGACGTGGTGTGCTGGCAATGCAAGAGTGGTGATGAAGGGTAACGGCATGATGATCAGCAAGCAAGAATCAGGTGTTGCCAAGATTGACCCGCTAATTGCTGATTTTAACGCAGTGGCTTTGATGAGCATGAATCCTGAGCCGGCCCAAAAAGATTACAACGTCTACTTTATTTAACTAAACCATATTAACCAAAGCTCGCATTAAGCGGGCTTTTTCTATTGGGAGAGCCTTATGTCTGCTCTACATAAAACCTTTGGCTCTGTCGAAATTAAGAGCCTTGATGAGCAAAAGCGAACCTTTAAGGGAATCGCAAGTACACCAAATCAAGATCGCGCAAAAGATGTGATGGTGCCAAAAGGCGCAGAGTTTAATCTGCCTATGCCTTTGCTTTTTCATCATGACCCAACAAAAGCAATCGGGCAGGTGACAAGCGCAAAAGTCACCGCAAATGGTATCGAAGTTGAAATCCACATCCCTGAAATTGAAGAACCAGGTGTCTTAAAGGATCGGGTAGATGAGGCGTATCAGTCGCTGAAATACGACTTGGTTAAAGGCTTATCAGTCGGCTTTATCCCGAATTGGGATGAGGCGGAAATGATCAAGGGTGGTGGCATTCAGTTCAACTCATGGGAATGGTATGAGCTTTCATTGGTGACTATCCCTTGTAACCGTGAATCAGAAACAGAATTTTCAAAAGCATTTGAGGAACACAAAGCCGCGTTGGGCAAAAAACCTCAAGACGTTCCAGGTGGCGCTTCATCTGAACAAAAACACGTTGTCGTAAAACTTAATAGCCCAACAAAGGGTGGAGTGAAATTATGAAAGAGTATTTAGCAAAGCTGCTTAAAGCATTGGCTGAAAAAAACCAAGCAATGCAAACAGCATTATCAAAATCAGCAGAAGCGGGCAGTACTCCCGATGAAGCAACCGAAGCTGAAATTCAAGCGATTGAAAAAGATATCGCAGCGATCGAAGTGAATATTGAGCGCACCAAAAAACAAATCAAGGCTGTTGAAGAAGCTGAAAAGAAAGGCCTTCAAGAGCCAGCGCCAACACCCGGTCAAGATCCGGCACCAAAAATTGAAATCGTTAAAACTTTAGATAAGGGTATCGGTTTCGCCCAATATGCGCGTGCAAAATTAGCCTCAGCTCTTGAGGCCAAAAAAGGTAACTTTAAGTCACCAGTTGATATGGCCAAGCAAATGGGCTTTAGCGATGAAGTTCAAGACTTGGTACAAAAGGCAACAGTTGGAACAACTACAGATGCTGCTTTTGCATCAGCACTGGTTCAAGAAAACCGCTTAGTGGGTGAATTTGTTGATTTACTCAAAGCCGCAACAGTTTTTGATAAGTTGCAAGGCATGCGGAATGTTCCATTTAACAGCACAATTCCAGCTAAAACAAAACGCGGTAAAGCAAGTTGGGTTGGTGAAGGCAAGAAAAAACCTTTAACCAATCCTGAATTTGGTGATGTGAAAATCAAAGAGCATAAACTTGCTGCAATTACTGTGTATACACAGGAATTAATGCGTCGCTCCGATCCAGCAGTGGATATTTTGGTTCGTGATGACTTGATTGAAGCTTCTCAAATCTTAATTGATGAAACCTTCTTGGGTGTTCAGGCAGAGACCGATGTGATTCCGGCTGGTGTTTTGAATGGCGTAACTGCAATCACTGCCAGCGGCACAACAGCAGCTGCTTATGATGCAGATCTACAACAACTTGAAGATAACTTCTTGGAAGCAAACCTTTCACTGGATGGTTCTTATTACTTGATGTCAGAAACACGCGCTGCTCGCATGGGTCGTATTCGTGATGCATTGGGTAACCATTACTTCTCAGGCATGCAGGGTATCAATAAAGAGCTGAATGGTCGTCCAGTCATCACATCACAAACTGTCAGTGACAAGATCGCCCTCATTAAAACTTCTGAGCTATTGCTTGCTCAGGATGGTGGTGTGGATGTGTCTTACTCTGACCAGGCGACTCTTGAAGATGCGGATGGCACCATTATCAACTTATGGCAAGAAAATAAATTTGCTGTACGTGTTGAAAAGTTCATCACTTGGGCAAAACGTCGTCCAATCGCTGCAGCATGGATTGATTATTCAACCCCTTAATAGCTTGGCGATAATTCAAAAACAGCTCCTTAATCGGGGCTGTTTTTATATCTAAGCATCACAATTGTTTAGCTATAGGAACAGTCTATGAAGATTAAATATTTAAAAACGACCCACGATTCCAATGTTGGGGATGTGAAGGAAATTCCTGATTCTCAGGCAAATGTACTGCTCAAAATTGGTGTGGCAGAGGTTTATACAGAACCGAAAAAGGCAGCACCAAGAGCGAAAAAAGAAGATAAAACTCAAGAATAGGATGTAAAGAATGGGCTTTTTCGGAAATTTATTTGGTAAAAAGAAATCCCTCCAAGGAGTCCATTCAAACCAAGGGTGGACTTCTTTGTTTGTACATGAGCCATATGCAGGAGCTTGGCAGAAAAACGATGAGCTAACCCGGGAAGATCTGACTGCACATCATGCGGTATTTAGCTGTGTTTCTCTAATTTCTCAAGATATTGGCAAGATGCCGATTATTCTAAGGAAAAAACAGCAGGGTGTTTGGATTGATCAAGAGATTCCAGATCGTTTCAACGTTCTAAAAAAACCAAATCACTATCAGACATGGCAGCAATTTAGCGAGCAATGGACTACCTCCTTATTGCTTCGGGGTAATACCTATGCTTTTAAAGTCCGGGATATTTTTAATGGCCGTGTAGTGGGCTTAAAGGTGTTAAATCCTGACTTGGTAAAGCCATTAGTTAGTGATTCTGGTGATGTGTTTTATCAGCTTAATGATGATCGACTCAATCAGACTTCTCATGAAGTGGTGCCAGCATCTGAAATCATTCATGACCGTATAAATTGTTTCTATCATCCTCTTGTAGGCTTATCGCCAATTACAGCCTGTGCGGTGGCGGCAGGGCATGGTTTAGAGATTCAGCAAAGCCAACGCCGGCACTTTAGAAATAACAGCCGCCCAGGTGGGATTCTTACAGCTCCGGGACCTATCGACCCTGAAAAAGCAAAATCCATTAAGGCGCAGTGGAATGAAAACTACGGTGGTGCAAATGCAGGGTGCACAGCAGTGGTAGGAGATGGCTTGAAGTTTGAGGCTATTGCCATATCAGCTGCTGATTCGCAACTTATTGAACAGATGCGAATGACCAATGAAGTGATCTGTGCTGTTTTCCATGTGCCACAGTTTAAATTGGGTATTGGCACCATTCCGGCAGGACAGAAAGTTTCAGATTTAAATGAAATTTACTACTCCGATTGCCTGCAGAGTTTGATCGAGGCTCGCGAAAACTTACTGGATGAAGGCTTGGGCCTAAAGAACTCAAATTTAGAAGCCTTTCTTGATCTGGATACATTGATCCGCATGGATTCAGTGTCTCAGATGCAGCGACTCAAAGAAGGTGTTGGTGCGGCAATCATGACACCGAATGAAGCGCGTCAAAAGCTTGGTTTAGAGCCGCTTGAAGGTGGCGACACAGTTTATATGCAGCAGCAGAACTATTCGCTTGAAGCACTGTCTAAGCGTGACCAGCTGGATGACCCTTTTGGGAAATCTGCACCAAATACGCCTCAAAATACCGAAAATTCAGATCAAAAAAGCCAATATCAAGGCATTTTTAAGGCTGAAAATCAGTATAAATCAGGTCAGTTTGTGACGCATAAAGGCTCGCTATGGCACTGTGAAAAAGATCATTCAGGTGATTTTAATCACGAAAACTTCAAATTAGCGCAGAAGAAATGGGGTGAAGAATGAGCATTGTAAGTCTTGAAACCCTAAAAGAGCATTTGCGCTATGACGATGATTCAAATGATTTAATGCTTCAGGGATATTTGGAGGCAGCTGACTCGGTTGTGAAGAATTACATCACTGATGAACTTGAACCTGATTACCCCAAAGCAATTCATCAGGCAATTTTATTGCTGTGTGGATATTGGGATCAGTACCGCAATGCTGAGCAGGAAATGCCGGTAAATGGCAATTTTCTGCCGATGCCGGTGCAAAGCCTGCTTTATCCATATCGTAAGCCTACAGCGATTTGAGGTGATCTATGGCCCAACGTGCCGGCGAACTATGCCATCGTGTAACGGTTCAACATAAAACCACGGTCTATGATGAATACAACTACGAAACTGAAGACTGGACTGAATTTAAAAAGCTTTGGTCTAAATTAGAGTTCCTTTCTGTGAAAGATTCTCTGAATGCTAAAGCTGCCGGATCAGAAATCACAGCCCGGCTAAAACTGCGTAAACGTGATGATATTGACTCAGGTATGCGCGTTTTATTTGATGGTCAGACATTCCAGATTGTTTCACCGCCTAAACCAGACAATGAAAACGGTCGGATTTATATGACGTTGGAGTTGTCTTTGGTAGGGTGAGGCTCTATTATTTAGGTACAAACTTAAATAAGCAAAATTATGAAAGCGCTCATTTTTTATGTAGCAATGTTCGGTATTCTTTATCTGATGTGTCTATTTACTTTGCTTGTTGCCGGTGCATCATTTGAAGATATTAAAATCATCTCTCTTGGGTTTTTGGTGAGTGTATTGGTTTTCTATCCCTTTTTCCTAAAAGTTAAAAAAATATTGTAATTATCCGAATTCTAAAGCCTGCCTAGTGCGGGTTTTTTAATGCGAGGCATTTATGTCAGTAGAATTTAATATTGAGGGCTTGGATGAAGTACAGGAAAAATTTAAAAGACTCGGTAATTCTCGTTTAATCAAAAATGCTGCTCGGCGCTCTATGCGTAAAGCCATGGCTATTGTCCGTGATGCAGCACGGAACAATGCAAAAGGGATTGATGATCCAGAAACCGCAGAAAAGATCTGGAAAAATATTGCGATTGCTGCAGGTAAAACACGAAATCCGAATGAAGTAGTGATGCGTGTCGGCGTGCGTGGTGGTGCTGCAATGAATGCTAACTCCAATCGTGAAGCATTGTCTGGGTTATCAGGTGGAAATACAACTTACTGGAGACATTTAGAATTTGGATCAGTACATAACCCTCCGGTACCATTCATGCGCCCAGCACTACAAAACAACATTCAAGCAGTTATGAGCAGTTTTGCTCAGAACTTTAATGCTGAAATCGACAAGGAAATCGCCAAGTTATGAACATTTTACCCATAGTTCCGACACTAAAAGCTAATCCTGAAGTCACAGCATTGCTTGGCACCAGTCCTTTAAAAGTCTGGGAGGATATTGCACCAACCGGAACGGTATATCCGTATGCGGTCTGGTCAGTGGTCACTGGTGATCCACAGAACAATTTAGACTGCCCGGCCAATACTGATCATGTGTCATTCCAGATCGTTGTTTACGACACTCAGCAGAAAAGAGCTTCAGATATTCGGTCTGCAATACGAAAGGCGTTAGAGCCGCATTGCTATGTCACTAATATTCACCCGAACCACTTTGAGCGCATTGCGGACACTAATATTTTTGGCCGCGGCTTTGATGCGAACTGGTTTTTGGATAGATAAATAATTTTTCAACCAAGCGTCCATATGGGCGCTTTTTTTATGCCTGTTTGTTTGTATTTGCATTCTACATTCAGGCTCAAGCAACTCAAAAAAGGAGTTAGTTATGAATGCGATGTTAAAACCGATTGAAATCGTTAATGTTGAAAATGGCGAACCCATGACAACCACACTGCAAATCGCGCTAGGCTTGGGTATCCAACATGCCACAGTTATTAAATTGGTTAGGACTTATATGCCAGATTTTCAGGAATTTGGAAGGGTCAGATTTAAAATCCAATCCTTTGAGACAACTGGTGGTGTTCAAGAAAGAAAATACGTCCCTCTAAATGAACAACAAGCCACCTTCTTAATGACACTCATGCGAAATAGTCCGAGAGTAATTGAGTTTAAGAAGGCTTTAGTAAAGGCATTCTTTGAAACGCGGGAGTTCATCCGCTCCCAAGATCAGAGTTATAACAATATTCACAACAAATTATCACTTCAACTTGATCTGGCGAAATCAGATGCAAGCCTTGCAGGTAGTGTTTTAGGAAGCTATCGCAAGAAACGAGATTTACTAATGACTGCAATTACTGAGGTTGAACGACTCATGCAGCCATGTCTATTTGAATAAACAAATTTATCAAAACCAACGCCACCACTCGGTGGCTTTTTTTATGCCTAAAATTGAGGAGTAGCTACTCATGGCAGTTTCAAAAACAAAAGGTACACAGGTATTTACTGTGATTGATGGGCAGGTAGTTCGGTTTATTTGCTTGAAGAAAGTTGGCTATGGTCAAGATTCATTTGCAAAAATTGATATTACCTGTCTAGAAGCAGAAAGTAAGCAATACACACGCGGCATGCGTGACCCCGGAGAAGGATCAATTGAAATTAACTACGACGATGAAAATATAACC